AATTCTGTCCTGTTATAGATACTATAACTTCAGAAGAAGCTATGTTTAACGGATGGGTTGCTCCATTTACTGAATATTTAGTCTTATTAGATGTAGATGATTTGGACATTTATAAGGGTTATAATAAAGAGTTCCAACAACATTTTGAATTCTTCAATTACGATTTCAATCGTGCAATGTCAATGGTTGGTCCGAAAGGATATGTTGAAAGAATTAAAATGAGAGATGAAATAGCATCTGATAATGCAACTAAAGAAGAGAAAAGTAATATTTTAAAGAATATTACTTATCATGCAATGGGCTTTATGAGAGTTATTCAAAATCGAAAGAAATTTATCAATAATCATCCTAAGAAAATAGAAATCTGTAATAAAATCATGAATGCTCGAAAAGATTCCAAAATAATTACATTCTCTAAAAGTGTTTCTATGGCAGAAGCAATTGAAGGAGGTAAAAATGTATATACAGGAAAAATAACTAAAAAGAAAGGTAGAGTAATGATTGATGATTTTGATAAAGCCGAATCAGGTACATTACATTCCTGTGATAAGCTCAACGAAGGTGCAGATTTGCATGGAGCATCAGTTGCAATTATATTGGGATTAGATAGTTCTAAAACAAAAGCCACCCAACGAAGAGGTAGAGTTATTAGGGCTGAAGCTGGTAAACATGCTGAAATTTTTAATTTGGTTATAAACAATAGTGTTGAATTAGAATGGTTTAAAAAGGCACATCAAGGTGACTCTTATAAAATCATTGATGAACATGGCTTAGATCAAGTTCTCCATTATGAAGAACCTGATGAATATAAGAAACCTGTTCAAAGATTTAATTTTAGATACTGATGAAAACATTAGAGGATTTAATTACTAGTTACAATGTTGTAATTCAGTACGTTGGAAATAAAAGGTGGAAATATCAAGTTGGAGTAAAAGGAAACTGGGTTACTAGTTCCACTTATAGTAGTGCAAAAGAAGCAGAAAAAGCACTCGAAGCAGATGTTGATGAAATATATATTCGGTTAAACACTAAAGCTGGGAAACCAGAATAAATTTTAACAATTAGAGATAAGGATATAAATAACACTTATTGTTAATTGTTTTGCAAAAATTTGATTATAATATTGATAACGAAATGTTACTCTTAGAGAAATATGGTCTTACACCAACAGAATTGTTTATTGTAAAAATCATAAGTCTTTATAGAGAAAACTATCCAGAAAACTATATATTTAGATATTTAAGTATCCCTGATAATAAGGCTAATTTTAGAGATAGTTTAATTTCTTTACAAAATAAAGGAATTATTTTAAAATCTTATAAGATACCAAAACAAGGCGAAGAGTTTAAACCAGAAGAAGTAGAATTTAATAAGAATTTTGAAAAGAATTTTATTAGGTCTGCCTTTGATATGGGTAAAGATTTATTCGAGCATTATCCAATGTTCGGAACAATTAATGGTGCAACAGTATCATTAAGAGGTGTATCTAAAAAATTCGATAGTCTTGAAGATTTCTTTAGGTTTTATGGAAAACAAATTAAATGGGATCCAGATTTACATCAAGAAATTCTAGACTTAATTGATTGGGAACAAGACAATAATGTTGGATATATATGTTTTAGTTTAGCTACATTCGTTATAGAACACAAATGGGAAGAACTACGAGCCTTGAAAGAAGGAAAGATTGCTAATGTTAATTATAATGCAATTAGACAATTGTGATAGTTCAATCTCTACTTAAAGAAATCGATAGGGGAAGAGAAGGAAAGAATCATGGTTTCAGTATGGGTTTAGAAAAACTGGAATCCATAATTGATGGTGTAACCAAAGCAACTTCTACTTTATTGTTTTCTACTACTGGTAGTGGAAAATCATCATTAGCATTATATGCATATGTCTATAGACCACTTTGTGATCATCTAGAGGATGGTAAATTTAAAGTCAGTTATTATTCTCTTGAGATGTCAGCTGATATGATATTTGGTAAATTACTTTCTATGTATCTATTCGAAAATTATGGAATAGATGTTTCTATTAAAGAATTATTATCTAGAAAGAAAGATTATATTTTACCAGATGAAATATATGAGGCGGTTAAAGAGAGTATGGAATGGCTGAAAAAAGTGGAAAAAGTTATAACTATATATGACAAAACTTGTAATGCTGATATACTATATGCATCTTTAATGAAAGAATTAGAAACTGAAGGAAGGTTTGAAGAATTAAAGAATAGAAAAATATTCATCCCAAACAATCCTGATTTAATTCATTTAGTAGTTATAGATCATATATCATTACTCCAACCAAAAGCACCCAGAAAGTTAAAAGAAGAAATTGATTTGACATCAGCATATCTTGTAACATTAAGGAATATGTGTGGAATTAGTCCTCTTGTTATTATGCAAGCCAATAGAGAATCTGGAAGTATGGACAGAAGAAAATTTGGTTTGAATAATTTGAGAATTGATGATACTAAAGATTCAGGTAATGTTGCTCAAGATAGTGAAGTGATTATTTCTATTTTTAATCCTCATCGAGAAAAGTTAAATTCATATAATGAATATGATATTAGTATATTAAGAGATAAGTTTAGGTCAATTACCGTATTAAAAAATAGATATGGTGATAGTGATGTTGAAGTTGGATGTAATTTCTTTGGTCATAATGGAATGTGGAAAGAACTTCCTAAAGCCAATCAAATATTTGACTTTACAAAATATACTGACCCTGCATATCTTTTATTAAATGAAAAAGATAATACAAAAGATGTTCCAGATGAAATATTAGAAGAAAAACCAAGAATAAGTTTTAAAATTTAATGGCTGAAACAATTTTAGTATTAGGTGAGAGTGGTCAAGGTAAAAGTACCAGTCTCAGAAATTTAAATCCCGAAGAAACTTTTATAATTAGTACTACTTCTAAACCTCTTCCTTGGAGAGGATGGAAGAAACATTACATAAAATTTGATACTAAAGAGAATAAGGGAAATTGGTGTCAAACATCTAAAAGTTCTAGTATTGCCAAAATTATCAAATTTGTTAATGCTAAACGTCCAGAAATCAAGAATATAGTTGTTGATGACCTTCAATATACTATGTGTTTTGAATATATGGACAGAAGAACAGAAACAGGATTTCAAAAATTTAATGATATTGGTGGTGACTTCACCGATTTGTTAAGACTTGCTGATTCATTACGTGACGATCTTACTTTAATATTTACAGCTCACTCAGAGAATACTGGTGATGCAGTTAATCCTCATTGGACATTGAAAACTATTGGTAAAATGGTTCAAGAAAAAGTAACTCCTGAAGGTTTGTTTACTTATGTATTCTATGCTATGGCTATTCCTAATGGTGATGGTATGGATTATAAGTTCTTAACTAATTCTGATGGTGAACATGTTGCTAAAACTCCAATGGGTATGTATGATAGTCTATTAATAGATAATGACATGAACGAGATCCTTAAAGTTATTGACAATTATAATAATGGTGATTAATGATGAAGTTATATAAAGTAACTGTAACAAACGAATGGCTTGATGAAGAAACAGGAGAGATTATCAAAGAAACTAGAGAACTGAAAGAAGATTCTGTTAAGAAACCTCGTGCTACTTCTTCTTCAAAATCTAAGATTCAAGAGAATCCAAATCCTATTCTTACTCTTGAAGAGAATAAATATGTACTTACTACAGGTGCAGTAGAGCTTTTAGGCGTAGAAGCGGGAGATAAAATTGATATTAAATTCCAAAAAGTTGGAAAGCAAACCATTCCTGTAATTGGTTCTGATGAAGTATTCGGTACTAAAGGTGGTAATAAGTTAACTAAGACAAATACAGTAAGTTGTCGTGGTAAAGCAAATGACGAATTATCAGCATTTGGTACAGAGTTTACATTGGAAGAGCATCCTAACAAGAAAGGATTGTTTATTCTTCGTGGAGAAAATACTCCTAAAGTAACTCCTGAACCAGAGCCAGAAAAAGAAGATGATGATGAAGATTTATCAGTTGATTTAGTAGATGATGAAGAAGAAGAGTCTGTAGAGATTTCTGAAGATGATTTCAACTTCGACGAACTTTAAGATGATTTAAACTAATGTTAAATTTGAATAAATATGGCATATAATTTTGGTAATGTTGCCAGCATTAACACAAACGCTGGAGGTAGTTATTTAAGAGCTTGGAATATTTACGATGATGTAAAATTCGATGGTATTAGCGAAGAAGTAAGCGGAAATCGTAAAGATGGTGGAACTTGGAGAGCATGGGATTTTACATTCTCTTGTCCTCAAGGTTCTTATAAAGAGAGAATTTTTGAACCAAACGAGCAAGGTCAGGAACGTCGTACAGTAAAGAACGCTAATGGGCATGAGAGTGAAATGCCTTCTGACATGGAAAGAGTTCTCTATTTTGCAGCTCAGGTAGTTGATACTTATGCTCCTGAGAAGTATGATAAGTATGTAGCTGCTTGTGCAAAGATTAGTACATTCGATCAATTCATTGCTCTTTTACATAAAGTTTTAGACGGATCAACAAAGACATCCAGTCTGTTACTTGCAGGACGTAATAATAATGGTGCTGTATATGCAGCTCTTCCTA